CGGGGCTGCTTCCGCGGTTGTCAACAACGGGCCAACGCTACATTCGAGCGGCGGCAGCATCGCTGTGAGTTCAGTGGTTGGCGATTTGCAAGATTTTGTGGATGTCGCAGTCATCGGCACCGCCGGCACCGCCTCCTACACGCTAGTCATCTATGGCACTTGACCCCGGCAAGCTCCGCGAGCGCGTCACGATTCAGCAGGCGACCGAGCGGCGAAACTCGCTCGGTGAGACCACGCTGGAGTGGAGCACGTTTTCCGAGCGGTGGGCGAGCGTGGAAGGCGTGAGTAGCCGCGAGGCGTTGGACCTAGGCCAGGTCGACGTTCAGCTCACGCACCGTGTGCGGCTTCGCTACGTGGACGGCATGACGCAGAACATGCGGCTCGTCTGGCGTGGCCGGACGCTCGAGATCATCTCGCTGCTCGAGTACGGCAACCGCAGCGAGCATGTGGCCATCTGCCAGGAGGCGGTGTGATGGCACGCATCGTCAAAGGCACGGGCATCGTCATCGACGAGCTGAAGGAAATCCGGGACTTGCTGCGGACCTACCCGAAGACGATTCGCCGCAAGTACATGAAGGCTGCATTTAACGCAGTGACGAAGCCGGCCATGCAGGCGCTTCGAAAGACAACGCCCAAAGGCCCGACGGGCAACCTTAAGCGTTCAATCGTCAAAAAGGCCAGCCCTAACTACGCTATCGTTGGCTACTCAGCGAGCAAGAAAAAGGACGACCCGACGGCCAAGGGCTTCCACCAGAATCTGCTTGAGTACGGCGGCCGGAAGGTGCGAACCACCAAGAGCGGCCGGATCGCCTCGACGTTCAACAATCCCGGCACGGGCCGCAAAGGTGCGATCCAGACTCGCATTACCAAGCAGGGCCGCAACCGGGGCAAGCTCAAGACGGTGAGCCCGCGTTTTCCCAAGGGCTTTCTAAAGTCGGCCCCGCTCGGCCAAAAGGTGACGCTCGGCAAGATGCCCGTCGGTGGCCGCACCGGGCAGCCTCCAATCCGCACGGCGTTCGCCCAGGCCCAAGGGCAAATCCGCTCGGTGCTCAAAGAGCAGATGAGCACCGTGCTTGAGCGGGCCAACAAAGACATGGCACGACGAGTGAGGCCCAAAAATGCTTAAATCCCCTGAAGCCGTGCTGATGCGGCAGCTGCTGGCCACGCCGGCTGTGGCTCGGCTCGTTGGCCGCAAGGTGTACGCCATGATGGCCCCGGCCTCAGCCGGCTACCCGTTCATCACGTACCGGCGAACCAGCATCGGCCGCGAGCAGACGCTGGCAAACCCGGTCGGCGTGCCTCGCTTGAGCGTCGAGCTCCAGGTCTACGCCGGCGGCTACGAGCAGGCCCGAGAGGTTGCCGACGCCTGCCGTGCGACTCTGGATGGCTACGGGGGCTCTGCCCTAGGCTGCACAGTGTCGCAGACGTCGCTGGAAACCGAATCCGACGACTTTGTGACGCTGCAGGGCGGCGACCTACCGCCGGCATATCAGATCACACAGACCTACGACGTTTGGTGGCAGGAGAGCTGACGCATGGCTGTAACGCCGCATGATTCCTCAGGTACAACGCTGACGGTTGCCGGATCGACGTTTACTGTGACCAGCATCACGGTCAACTTCTCGGACGTCTCAGGTGCCAGCGATCCGATCGACGTCTCGCACTTGGGCCAGACGACGGGCGCACTGATTTTGACGCAGCCTCGGCCCTTGAGGGGTTCTGCCTCTGGCGAGACCGGCAAGGAAATCTCGTTTGACTACATCGGAAACTCGCAAATCGTCGGCGGAACCACAGGCACGTATGCCATCACTGGCGGCGTGGCTTTGTCTGGTAATGCGACGGTACTCAGCTCGAGCCTGACGCTGGCCGTAAATGACGTGGTCCGTGGCTCTGCCACCGTGCGGATCAGCTAAGCCGGGAGGCCCGGCATGGCGACCTACTCAACGGGCATCACGGCGACCTGGGGCGGCGCTGCCTTTGCCGAGGTCTACGAGCTGGGCCTGCCACTCTACGGCAGCGTTCGCAAGGACCGATCCTCCAGCGGCACCTCGACCGGCTGGAGCGACGAGGTTGGCGACATCTCAATCTCGGCCTACGGCACGGCAAACATGACGCTGGTCGAGTATGGGCAGCGGAAGGCATTGGAAATCAGTGGCGGCGGCGTGTCCTTGACATTGAACGCAGTATGTACCGGAGTGAGCGCGACGCCAGAACTCAACGGAGTGACGCGGTACACGTTCACGGCCAAACTCCTGGATACCTGACGCATGGCACTGACCAAAGAGCAGATTCTCGCCGCCGACGACATGGGCCTCCTTGAGGTGGACGTCCCCGAGTGGGGCGGTTCCGTCTTCATCCGGGTCATGAGCGTCGGCGAGCGCGACAGCTACGAGAACGAGTGGATGGCCAACAAGTCCACCGGCGTGGCCAACTTCCGCAGCAAGTTCCTGCAGCGGGTGCTGTGTAACGAGCAGGGCGAGCTGCTTTTCACTAAGGACGAGATCGAGGTGTTCGCCAAGAAGTCGGCCCGCGTCGTCGGCACGCTCTGGGAGGCGGCCATGCGGCACAACAAGCTCACCGACGCCGACGTGGAGGAGCTCGCAAAAAACTAAACCTGCGGCCAGCCCGGTTGTTTCTGTTCCGGTTGGCCGCATGTCTTGGGAAGAGCGTGAAGCAGATATGCACCGAGATGGACTCCCAAGAGCTGAGCGAGTGGGTGGCGGTGCACACCTACTTCATGCCGCTTCCAGATCCGTGGCACCAGACCGGCGTGCTGGCGTCTTCGATGCTCGCGCCGTACTCGCGGAAAGGCCAGCCTCCCAAGGCCGCGGATTTCGTGCCGATCACGAAGCCGCCGCAGCACCCCGAGCAGATCGCAGCCGCTCTGCGGCAACTCAAGCAGGAACTGCGAGGTAGTTGATGGCAACCGCAGTCGGCTTGAACATGAAGATCACCGCCGACACGGCGGGCATCGGCCGCGGCATGAGCCGCACCGAGAAGCTTCTAAGTGGCGTTGACCGCAACGCTCAAAGTGCCGCCAGGTCTTTGCGTGCCATCGCCACCTTGCAGATTGGCGGCGCGGTGCTCAAGGGCCTCAACAGCATTGCCGGCACCTTGACGTCAGTGGCCAACTCTGCCGTCAGTTACGCCAACAGCCTGCGGTCAAGCATCGACGAGACGGCCAAGCTGGCGGCCCGTACTGGCATTAGCGTGGAGGCATTGCAGGCTTTTCAAGTGGCCGCCGATTTGTCGGGCGTTCAGAACCTAGAGTCTGCCGTCCAGCGGCTGACCATCTCGATTGGCGACGCGGGTGCCGGCGTCAAGGGACCGCAGCAGGCGCTTGACAAGCTCGGCCTATCGTTCGACCGCATTTCTAAGCTAAGCCCCGAAGATCAGTTCCGGGCCGTTGCTGCAGCGTTTCAAGGCGTTGGAAGCCAAGCCGAAAGGGCCGCGGTGGCAGCGGATTTATTTGGCCGCTCAGGAGTTGAGTTGCTGCCGTTGTTTGACAGCAACCTGGCTGAGATTGAGGCCCGTGCTCAACGGCTTGGAATCGTTCTCGGCCGAGACCAAACGGCGGCCATTGAGCGCATGAATGACTCGTTGTCTCTTGTTCGCAAAACGCTTGACGGCATCCTCGGCCAGGTGCTTGCGAACATTGCCGACGTGGTGACGGCCATCACCGAAGAGTTTTTGCAGTTTGTCGAGGCGTTTGAGGGCCTGGACGGCGCACAAGGCGGCAACGCAATTGCGGATGTGATCACGCAAGCCGTGCTGTCGGGAGTCGAAGGCTTCCTGCAAATCATCCAAACCATTGGCGACGCCCTGCTCAGTTTTGGTGAGTCGGTTGGCAACTCGATACGTTTTATACGCACCCTGACAGGCGGCGCTCAGATTGAGCGGCGGCAGCTAGAAGGCCGCCTTTTCGCCGCTGAAGACCGGCGACGCAATGCCGATTTTGGCAGCGACGAGGAGCGGCTGGCCGACCGAGAAGTGCAGCGAATCGCATCGCAGTTGCGTCAACTCACCGAAGGGTTCGACGCCACTGCCCTGCGGGAATCATTTGCCAGCAGCATCGACCGGGCCTTGCTTGCTGCTGGGAACGTGCGGAGCCGGCTGGCTGACCGTCCTGCACGTCAACCAGCAGCCGAGGCAGCTGCTGCTCCTAACTTCCTGCGTGCCGGCGCTGCTGCCGCTACAGATTTTTTGAAGCAAAAGGCCGTGCTTGTCAAACCGTTTGCTGAGCTTGGAAAAGGACTTGTTGGTGAGTTCATCAACAACGCCAAACAGCGAGCGGAACAACTCGCCCCGGTGCTTGAAGGTATTGCCAGGCTAGAAGAGCAACGAGCGGAAAAGGCTGCGCAAATTGAAGAAGACCGGCTCGACGCTCTTTCCCGACGCAGCAACGAAGCCCTCAACGTCAGCGACATCCGCTCGGGCGGGATTAGCGAGATTCTCCGCATTGCCACGGGCCGGGAAGATCCCGCCATTAGCGAGTACCGCAAGCAGTTGGCTGAGCTGCGCAAGATTGAGGCCAAGCTCGACGAGTTACGGGCCGACAAAGTGAAAATAATCGGCGGTGCCGGGAGGGCGGCATGAGCGTCCTCTCGTTTCGCGAGATTTCGGGCCGGTCCCTCTCGCACCGTTTTGGCGAGCCGCCAACGTCTGAGCGCAAGTTTGTAGCCACGCTGGACAACACAGCGCCCACGGTGTCTGAGGTGGCCAATGCCATTGGCATTTTCCACGGGTCGCCGCACCCGGAATACTCGTTCATGACGGTGACCGATGTCCAGTTTGCCGAGGGCTCGCCGTCACCGTTTCACGCCGAAGTCACCTACCGGTACGAGGTGCTCGAGCCTGACGAACGAAACCCTAACCCACTCGCTCGGCCTGACGTGTGGAGCTTCTCAACCGGCGGGGCCGCGGTGCCAGCGTTGTTCTACTGGGACGACAACACGCAGAAGCCGCTGGTCAACAGCGCTCTAGACTATTTCGAGGGACTCAGCACCGAAGAAGGCGAGTGCCGCGCCACGATCAACGCCAACCGGGCCAACTTCCCGCTTGCCGTTGCCGTCGCTGTGACCAACACCGTCAACAATGGCACGTACCTCGGAGCGCCGGAGCACCACTGGAAGTGCATTGGCATCAGCGGCCAGCAGCAGACCGAAGTGGTTAACGACGTCGAGATCAACTACTGGGCGATCACGACCGAGCTGGCCTATCGGCAAACCGGGTGGAATCTGCAGCTGCCAGACGTTGGCTACAACTACCTCGAGGGCGGCGAGAAAAAGCGGGCGTATGTCGTCGACCCTGACAGCGGCGACAAAGTGGCTGCGGTGAATCCGGTGGCCCTCAACAACGACGGCACGCTCAAGTCGGCCGGCCAGCTGCCCGACATCCTCGACCGGCGAGTCAACCGCGAGGTGAACTTTTCCACGTACTTCGGAACTCCTTCCTGGCTTTAGGTGACACATGGCGTTTTCGTACAGCGTCCGCATCAATGTCGACAAAGAGCTGCCGCCCGTGAGCAGCGGCGACTACGACTTAGACTTCTGCTCCAGCGGTGCAGCTAATCAAACGCCGCCAAAGTTGCAGATTTCGCTGGCTGCGTTTGGCACAGCGGCGATCGATGCCGTAATTGCAGAGTGCTACACGGTCGGCACAAGTGACGTGACGCTATTGACCGGCTCGCCGTTTTCTACAGCGACCGCCACATGGGTTTACTTGCGTGAAAGCAGCGGTAACGCCGCGGCAGACCTGGAGCTCGTCAAGGACGTGAGCGCAACGAATGTGCCGTTCTCTGCGTTAAAGGCTGGCGACGTAGCATTTTTTCGGCACGACGCATCGCATCCAATGCAGGCTGTAGCGGCGTCTACCAATGCGACAGGAACGATCCAAGTAGTCTGCATCGGAGAGTAACCGTGGCCGACCGCGTCACCTTTACGCCCGGCTCTGCCGAGCGCATCGCCAAGGTGGTGCGGATCGTTGAGGCCGGCAACCGCGACACCGGCGGCCTGCCAACCGCTCCACGCTTTGGCGATGGCGGCAAGTCTGTCCGCTTCTGCTCGTGGACGGCCACTTGGACGTACTCCGAGACGGCCACGATCACGTTTGACCCGGCCACCAGCGTCACGGCCACGGCCACCAACGTCATCCTTGGCGTTGCCCCTGGCCAAGGATGGGTCGCCAAGAAGGGAACCGCCAGCTGGTGCTTGATCGGCTTCGACATGACACAGCAGCCCGGCTACGCCAGTGATGCCATCCAACTTTTTGGCCACAGCACCGAGAGTGCGTGCGCGCAATGGTACAGCATCACTGAGTGCGGCACGGCCACGACATGACGCTCATCACGTTTCAAGACGGCGCGGTCGTCATGCACGACGGGAAGGTCGGCACCGAGCAGGCGTGCTGCTGCTCTGTCGAGTGCGGCACCAACTGCCAGCAGAGCGTCAGCGTGTCCGTCGCCGCTGACGGCTTTTCGCACACGCTGACGTTCACGGCGGCTGACGGCTTTGACGATCACAGCGAGTTCGACGGGTTTGATTACTTTCTGGTCTCTGCGTTTTTGACGTGCGGCTTAGTCGATGGCTCGCCCGTGTGGACGCTTAGCGTCAGCATCTGCTGGGAGGTGGGAGGCAACTTCTCTAGCGAGGACTGGGAGGGCACGACTACCGCTGACGGCAGCGGTTGCCCGCAGACGGGTGCCGTGGAGATGGCCGTGACGTTTGGCAACGGTGACGCAACCGTAACGGCATCCATCTCATGACGAACATCCACACCGCCATTCATTCGCGGCTCGACGTGCTCGAGGTCTGGTGCTCTGCAATCCATCAGATGACCATCGGCGGCGCGGCGACTCACGTCCACTACAGCGACGCCGAGCCGTCGTGCGGCGACGCCCGCGAGCCGATGCCGCACATTGGCATCGGTGCGGCGTCCTACGTCGTCCGCACCCGGATGGCCCGCGTCGGCGTGTTCGTCGAGAGCGACATCATCCCGGTCGTCGAGTGGTCGCCCAACGATTACCCAGGCTGCCTGCGGGTGCTCGAAGGCTCGCCTGGCAAGGGCTGGTTCGGGCTCACCATCGCTCGTGGTGACGGTACGCACGAACTCATACCGCAGCGGTATGTCCGCGACGGCGGCTGCCCGGATTGGCTGCCGGCGGAACTCTGCGAGCCAGCCCTGGCCGCCGATGCAAAGGTCGTGGGACATCACTTCTTGCACCTCGACAAGATGAGCCGGCCGCATCCGCTGCGTCGAGAAAAGGACGCGCTGCTTTCGCTGCTGCGGCAACGTTTCGGGCCGCCACGCCCCGGCCTAGGCGACATAGTGGCCGCCGGGCTGTCGGCTGTTGGCATCACGAAGGAACGCGTAAGCCGCGCCCTCGGTCGCCCGTGTAAATGTCCCAAGCGTCAGCAAAAGCTCAACGAGCTCGGCCGCAAGTTCGTTGACACCGTCGCCACACTGACGGGCGAAAGGGCTGCCCGTGGCGGAAGACCATCACATCACCATCGACGGCAAGCGATGGCTGTTGCGGTTCACCCGTCTGAAGGGTGACGCGATGGGCTGGACGTTTTTTGACAACGCCACGTCGCCTCGGATTCTCATTGACGAGCGTCTGCGTGGCTCTCAGAAACTTGAAACAGTTTTGCACGAGATCGCCCATGCCGTTCTCGGGCCTGCTATCAGTGAGGAGTCAATCACGGAGTTGGCCCGCGTGCAGCGGCGTGTGCTCACCATGATGAACGTCAAGGAGGTGCCCCGTGCGAAAGACTGAGAGCGTGGCAGACGTAGTGGCCCGGATCGCAGCAAGCGTGCCGCACGACAGCCACGGGACGAAGCCCTGGTGGGAGCGGCAC